GGAACAACAATTGTATCTGGCAACGGATCAAGTTGGGTAGTTTCTGTTAGTCAAACAGTGGGCGAAACAACTATAAATGGCTTTATCAGTGTTGCCGGAACAGCAGATGTTTTTTTACAATGCTTTAACGGAACACCTGCTAACTCAGAAGGCACACCGGATTCACGTAGTAGCGTTCAACTCAATGGTGTGCAACAAGTTCCACCAGTGGCACCGTCCCCCGGCGAGTGGACTTGGTTAGTTGACACAGGTAGTACACTTGAATGTAATTTCAATGTTTCTGTAGGTAGCGAGTAAAAACCGCACTTAGCGACACAAACAACCCCGCTTTTTGTGGGGTTTTTTTGTGGTTGACGCATATTACGCCTTTTGCTATAATATGTACATAGAGCAATAATAAAGGACTTAAAATGCAGTATACGTTGATTACAAAAACGGGTAAAATCATGCAATTTTATGTCAAAGAGTTAGCGGACACTTACCAACAGCACTTTGGAGGTGTTGTTTTCTCACAACAAGTATTGGCTACAGAAATGCCCAAAATAATAACAGTTGACTAATAATTGCCCATTTGCTATAATATACACATACAGCAACAAAAAGGAGTTAAGATTGAACGCAGTTCGTATTAAAAATGGTGTTTATCGTAATTGTCCAGTTAACAATGTTAGTTTCAAACTTGTAAAGGGATATACATCCGGTGTCAAGAGCAATTATATAACAGTAGATTCAGATGGCTATTTTGGCCCAGAATTTACTACAGTCCGTATCCGTGTGGATGCTATCGAAGATTTTGAATATGTAAATGGAGAAAAAATGGAGCAACAATTAGTATCAGTAGTTCCTTCCGCAGTAGAATCAGATGAAGAAGCAATCAATCGTATTCGCGAAAGATTTGATATTCTTACAGAGATGACTAAAGCAACAGTCACAGGCGACATTCGTGCTATGATTGTTAGCGGCCCTCCTGGCGTAGGCAAATCTTTTGGAGTAGAACAAGAAATTGAGAAATCTTGTTTGTTTGACAAATTAGCAGGCAAGAGACTTCGTGCAGAGGTAGTTAAAGGTAGTGCTAGTCCAATTGGACTGTATCAAACACTTTACAAATTCTCAGACGCTAACTGTGTCGTGGTATTTGATGACTGTGACAGTATTTTGTTAGATGACGTTGCTCTTAACTTGCTCAAAGGTGCATTAGATTCGGGTAAGAAGCGTAAGATTTCTTGGCTGTCAGAGTCCAGTGCTTTACGACGTGAAGGCATCCCAGATAGTTTTGACTTTAAAGGTAGTGTAATCTTTATTACTAACTTGAAGTTTGACAAAATGAAATCTCAAAAGCTCAAAGATCATTTGGATGCATTACAATCACGCTGTCACTATTTGGACTTAACACTGGACACAATGCGTGACAAGATTTTGCGTATTCAACAAATTGCCAAAGACGGTGTTTTGTTTGCAGATTATGACTTTGAGGAAAAAGCACAAAACGAGATTATTGCGTTTATGAATACAAATCAAAATCGTTTGCGTGAGATGTCATTGCGTATGGCATTGAAGATTGCAGACTTGCGTAAATTGAGTGCCAACAATTGGATGCGTTTGGCAGAAACAACTTGTATGAAAGTTGCTTAAATGATTTAACTCCAGGGTAGACAATCTACTCTTTTAGGCAGGTATTAGTAAAATAGTACCTGCTTTTTTTTGACATCGCTGTTTAAATAGTGTATAATTAAATATATGCATATCTTATCAAATTTAAATAAAGAATTAATAATTCAGCCAACACGTGGCTTATACAGATGGTCAAAAATATTTAACCGATTGCAACGAAATTTTTTCATTGAGGAAACCAAACTTCGTAGAGAAAAACAAATTGAAGATTTTATTACATTAAACGGATTTAAAAAAGTTAAATTTAAAACTGATACAGATGTGTTTAATAACTTTGTTGTTGAAAGGTGCAAGCATAGTGCCGATGCTGACATAACCGTAATAACAGATCAAAAATTTAGCAGATATCCTTGCCCTGAAATTATAAATCAAATACAACTACAATTAACCAAGTGTTCAAAATTGTATTTGTGTCTAAACAGGCATTACATCAATATAGACAACAGTTATCATGATTTGTCCTTGGACGCCAACTTTACACTGGCAATTACCCAGTGGCTTAAAAAAGAATTGCCGGATGTTGACATCATTGATATAAGTTTAGATTACATTGATTATGGTAATGCGTTTACGTGGGCTATTCCCGATAGACATTTTTTTATCGAGTTAAAAAATGACTAAAATTTTAGAATTTTTTAATCAAAGTAGCATTAAAACTGATTGGAAGACACAGTATATCAGATACCGACTTGGTAGACTAAAACATCAATATTGGCTCTGGAACAGAAAGAATACGGATAAATTTATCATGGACGAGTATGATTATGCAATTTTAAAAAATTGTCAGCCCGGTAAAACTGTATTTTTTGCAAGCAGCGGTTACTACATTAAAGATGCTTATCCCGAAATAGAAGTAATAGAAATGCATCAGGTTGTCAAGACATTTTACAATAACGTCAAGATTGTGTCTGACAGAAGCGAATTAGAAAACGCAGTAGGAGAAAAAGCAGACAACTTTGCAGTTATTAATAATCGAGGCGACTTGTGGGTAACGTTAGATGGATTGACAAAACATTTTGAGCATTATATCAGTGCAATGAAACCTGGTTGTAGATTTTTTTACAGTTTCAGAGATACACAAATTATAGTTAATAGATTAACAGTAGACATTGAAGCCTTCATGTTAGATTGGGCGCTAAGTTTAGAAAAAATGCACAATTTAAAATTAGTTTGGCACAGTATCGAGTTTCCTAAAAAAGAACCAGACAGTAACGGATATTATGATATGTTAGAAAATCCAGATACAACAAATGGAAATTTAAAATTTTGGTTTGTGTATAACGGAAATGAGTGGAACGTAGCATGATTGAAATTGTGTGTTATATGGGCGGTACTTGCGGCGACTTGATTTCTGCAATAATAGATCACAGAGACTGTCAATTTAAAGGTAAAAAAATGATTCATACAGACATTAGACAACGTCTTAAGAAACCTCATCAATTTCCTACTACTAAAGACAAAGACGATTACTTAAAACAAGTAGAAACAGACACCGATTATCGATCAATATCTAGTCACGATTTGCCTTATCATATTGACCGTAAACATTCTTTTATTGGGATTGTTTGCGACGATATTAAAGTAGCATTAACAGCCGCACACAGATTTAAAAATTTTCATCGACCACATGTCTGGGATGAAATGCAATTAGCTTGTGGCGCATCAACCGTCGCCGACTATGCTCAAATGATGCTTGATTTTTCAAATTTAGTTAGAGAACACACATCTAAAACTGTAAAATTAGAATCTATAATGAGCGGAAAAATCCTAACAGAATTAAATAACATACTAAGCATTCCAGTTGATAACAGAGGCAGTGATGTTTATCAAAACTGGTTAGTAATACAATCGGGTGTAGGGTAAAGTTAGAGTAGACAATCTACTCTTTTACGCAGGTATTAGTAAAATACTACCTGCTTTTTTTTGACTTTACTGTTTAAATAGTGTATACTAAGCAATAATGAAAACAGCCACAATAATAATTAAAGACGAAGTTAACATTAAAATTGAAGGACTTGAACTTGACGCTAGACGTGCGTTAGTAAATGCTTTCAAATATGATGTTCCTGGTGCTCGATACTTACCCGCAGTCCGATTAGGCAGATGGGATGGCAAGATAAGTTACTTCCAATTAGGTGGTAGTACCTATGTAAACTTACTACCAGAAATTGTACCTATCCTTGAAAAGTTTAATTACGATATTGACTTAGACGACCAACGTACATATTCTACAACATTTGATTTTACTCATATTAAAGAAGATTCGTTTGCCCACAAGACATGGCCAAAGACACATCCAATGGCAGGGCAACCTGTAGTATTGCGTGACTACCAAGTTGAGATCATTAACGCTTTCCTTGAAACCCCACAATGTATACAGGAAGTAGCAACAGGTGCAGGTAAGACATTAATAACAGCGGCATTGAGTTTGAGCATTGAACCGTATGGTCGCAGTATTGTTATTGTGCCCAACAAAAGTTTAGTTGGACAAACGGAAGCAGACTACATTAACTTGGGATTGGATGTCGGTGTTTACTTTGGAGACCGTAAGGAATTTGGACGTACACATACAATATGTACTTGGCAAAGTTTAAACATTCTAATGAAGAATACAAAGAGCGGCGAAGCAGAGTGTACTATACAGGACTTTATCGAAGATGTTGTTTGTGTAATGGTTGATGAAGTCCATATGGCCAAAGCAGATGCTCTTAAAACATTACTAACTACCATTATGGCAAGGGTGCCAATTCGTTGGGGATTAACTGGAACTGTGCCCAAAGAACCATTTGAGTTTCAAGCGTTAAAGTGTAGTCTAGGTCCAGTTATTAATCAACTTAGTGCTAGCGAGTTACAAGATCGTGGTGTATTGGCACAATGTCATGTAAACATTGTACAGTTAGTTGATCACGCAGAATTTTCAAACTATCAAAGTGAGTTAAAGTTCTTATTAGAAGAGCCGGATAGACTTACTGCTATTGCCAAGTTAGTCACACATGTTAATGACACAGGCAATACACTAGTATTAGTAGATCGTGTGGCAGCAGGCCACGCCTTGATTGAGCGCCTGGGCGATCGAGCTGTATTTGTATCAGGCGCAACTAAAGCAGGAGCAAGACAAGATGAATATGATGAAATTGCGACGAGTACTGGGAAGATTATTGTGGCGACTTACGGTGTGGCCGCTGTGGGTATTAATATCCCTCGTATTTTTAATTTGGTTCTTTTGGAGCCCGGAAAGAGCTTTGTCCGCGTTATACAATCAATTGGACGAGGTATTAGAAAAGCCGAAGACAAGGATCATGTTCAGATCTGGGATGTAACCAGCACTTGTAAATTTGCTAAACGTCACTTGACCAAACGAAAAGTGTTTTATAGGGATGCTAACTATCCTTTCTCACAAGAAAAACTAGAGTGGAAATAAATGGTTGCAATTTTTAACAAACCTGCTATAATAACAACATGCGTATATTAACATTAGACAACATACATTTTGATCTTGATCATCTTCCAGAAGAAGTTGATGATATGAGATTTGCCATATTTGATAACAGCGATCCCAAAGATCCAGACTATCATTATATTCCACTAATCTTTCTTGAAAGCTTCAATGCTCCAGCATTAGTGCTACAAATTGGAGAACACAAGATCCGTATGCCCATGGATTGGCAAGTACTTATTGGTGAACCCGATGTAGGTGATCTTGAAGTACTACCATTAACCAGCATTAACGATCGTGGATTTAAAGTATTTCAGTTTAATCCACTTACAAGTTTCCGTCCAAGTTTTCCAGAGATTGAGATTGTAGATGTTTATCACGAAGTGGCATGGTATGCTCCTAAATTAAAGAATGGGCAGATGCTTTGTGTTCCTATTTCAGATGGTCCCAAACCAGACTGTGTTTATTTTGTAAAAGACATTAGCCGTAATTGTGAGATTGTTGACTACAGTAAAGCGTGGTAATGAGCGATAAGTTAAATATTGGCAACGAGATGCGACAGTTTGATCAAAAGAATCGTGATTTCTACGCAGAACTAACAGACGAGGAACGTAAGAAGTTTTCTACATTCTTAATGATACGGTGGGGTAGTGCTGTAGAAGGTTCAAGAGAACTACAAGAGTTTTATCTTATTGCCACCAACGAAAGACTTAACAAACATTTCTTTACATTAAGTAAACATCCAGAACTACAGTGGCTATGTGCCACAACTGTTAGTCCAGATATGGGAACACCCAGGCATAACTGGATTGCTCCCAAGAAAAAAGAACCAGGTGCCAGCAGTATCCGTAAGCAGTTATCAGAACTATATCCACATATGAAAGATGATGACATTGCTGTATTAGCGTCAATGACTACTAAAAAAGAAATAGACGAACACTATAAGTTAATGGGTCAAGAAAAGAAAAAATGAAATACACATGTCAGTTTTGTAAAAAAGACTTTGTTAAAGAAACAAGTCTAACTGTACATAGCTGTGAGCCACGCAGACGTAGACAAGAACGCTCAGAACGTGGAGTGGAGTTGGGCTTTCAAGCATACATTAAGTTTTATGAAATGACACAAGGTAGTGCTAAACTAAAAACATATGATGACTTTGCTGATAGTCCTTATTACAAAGCCTTTGTAAAATTTGGTCGTTATTGTGTATCTATCCGTGCTATCAATCCCGCAAGGTTTATGGAATGGGTGCTAAAACAAAATAAGAAGATTGACCACTGGTGCCGTGACGTAGTTTATACAGAGTATCTAACATTTTATTTGCGTGTAGAGAATGTAAATGACGCACTGGCAAGAGCAATGGAGTATGGTATTGATTGGTCAGAAAAGACAGGTAACCCACCACACGATTGTTTACGCTATGGCGGTACTAACGCAATGGTGTATGCTGTCACAGCAGGACGTATTAGTCCTTGGATAATCTTTAACAGTGAATCCGGGCAACATTTTTTAAGCGAACTAAACGCTGAACAGATCACTATAATATATCCTTACATAGACGTAGATCATTGGCAAAAACGATTCCAAGACTATCCGTCAGATCAAGAGTATGCTAAGGATATTTTAAAACAGGCAGGTTGGTAATGAGCGCAGATATTGATATTGACTTTGCTGATCGCAATCAATTGCTTGAATTAATTAAGCATACACCAGCACGTCAATTACATCAAGGGCAAGTACGTAAACATAATTCCGGAATCTATGTAACAGATATTCCGCATGATCCGGTGAACCAATGTGCTGCCATTGACTACGAAGCCGCTGAAGAACTAGGATACTTTAAAATTGACTTGTTGAACATGAGTGTTTATCAGTTGATTACCGG